ACTTAGCTTGATATATTACACCACATGCTGATCCTGGATAGTTAGGATGATCCATTCTATTCTGTACTACTTGAGCTACAGCAATCTTACCTGCAAGAGGCTGATTGCCTGCCTCAAAGTAAATGTTCTGAGCTATACAATAGATTTCATTATTAGCATCAGATGCATGTACTTGTGTACTTATTGAGAATCCTAATAGCATTCCCAGAAAGACATATACCATCTTCTCGTAAAAATTCATAGACCTAAGATGCGTCTTACATTCTTAGGATCCAAATCTCCACCCTCAATAAGATGATCTCTAATCATCTCAAAATAAAATGCTTCGTCTTCTAATCCATAATGAAAAAGGTTTGACTTACATTCACTGAAGAACTCAATAAGTTTCTTACTCTTATTCATCTCCATTCGATCTGCTCGATCAAACGTCATATTATTTTGAGTATTCCTATGCATTACGTCTCTCCTGTAAATCCTTCTCTCTCATTGCTACTTCACATACGAATATAATCTTGTCAGCAAGATTACGTTCTGCTGCAAGATCACCTAACACAGCAAGCTGTGGTCCATCTAGTCTTGAAATAGATTCTACTATCTTAAGAAGTTGTGCTTGTTTTCTCTCGTTCATAATATCTCCTAATGAAGAGGTCTAGCAATACCATTGATACATGATGCTACTAGTTCCCAGTTACCATCCATGATAGCAACACCACTACGATGCTCCAAGCTATCAGCCATAAGAGCCCATGATGCACTCTCATCAGACTTATCCATAAAGAGTTGACACTCCTTACTATTCATTACTAACAGCTGTTCGAAATCACTATCGACAGCTTTTACTACGATACAGTTAGGAAGCTCTTGCTTCTCATCACTGTATTTAAAATGTTTGCATTCGTTTTTCATAACTGTATTATCCTCTATTTTTAAAATTAAGTCAACTCTCTATATCCAGCAGCTTTACCATAGAAACCTAGAGCTTCTAATTCTAAAACTATGCTGTTAAATGCAGCTCCTGTGCTGTCTTGTGGATAGATACCAACTGTCATTGGATCACTGATGAATAGTTGACACATTTCCCACTCAGGATTAGCTTCAATATACTCATTTACAATTTGCTTGCCTTTTTCAAAAAGCTCTTCGTCTCTAGTTCTTAGTTCAAAATCTACAATTTCTAAACCTTCTGAAGTCAAACTTGGCTCTGGTTGGTTTCCTAATACTCTTACTTCTAACATAATTTATCTCCTTACTTTATCAAATTATACAACTATTATCCCCTACTATTGATTTGAAGTCAACAGGTTTGAGTAAACTTTACATGCTTTATTGAACAATTCTATTGGTGATTCGTCAGTTTTGAACCCAACTTCTGTACCAAATTCCATTGATGATGAATAAAAGATTTCATCTTTGTTGCTGATTCTTAATTCTTTTAATGACCCAGCAATTGCTTCTGGTGTGTTACCAAGATATTTGTGCTCATGATTAGGATAGTTTCCTAATATAGTTTCTAGTCCTTGATTCTCTTCTGATGTGAATATTGTGTATCTTCCTTGCATATTGTTCTCCTTACTTAACATACAACTATTATACTAATTATATGATTTGAAGTCAACAGTTTATATTAAAAAAACAAAAAAAAAGACCCGTGAGGGTCTCTTCTTCGACTGCTTTGCATCGGACTTATATCGTACTCGTTAATCTCAGAGCTCCAGGTAGGGTTGGCCGAAGCGTCCTACTATCTCTTGCTAAGAGAATGGATCCTGAACCGCTAAGTTCTTGTGTCGTTATCAAGTGCGAACCTAATAACCTATCCCTTTCCGACTGCAGGGTTTCTCTCCCATGTTAGTATCAAGCGTTTCTTCATACCCGCGACTAGCTCAGTCTCTATTGATTTGTTCTGTCCCACCATATTATCTCTTTCCAGAGCGGCCTTCCTCAAGCTGCCGTATGGGGTGTCCACCTTTCTTCTTACCTCTGAGCGATTGATAAAGTCGCCATCTCGTGTAAACTGTCTCGTCTGGTTAGGCATTTGCATTTACCTTTTCTCTTCCAGTCCGGGGTGTCTCCCTCAATATGATACTATTATACTAAATTGTATCTTTCAAGTCAACAGTTAAATACAATCTTTTTCAAAATTATTTTGTTTTATTTGTTTATCAAGATGTAATGCTAACTCTTCAGATAACATTTTGTTTACTTTTTTAGTTTGATCCCTTTCTTCTACCAATTCTTTTACCCTAAGCTGTAATGCATGGATCTCCTTTTGCATCTCAGATATAGTCATCTCGTATTGTCTCACTTAAAGTCCTCAAATAAGTTTTTAGTTCTTGGTTTATCTTGTCCACTTCCTCTGTCGAAGAGTGGAGTGTCATCTACTAATCCTTGCTGTGCAGCTTGTTCAACATCAAAGAGTCTCATCTTTGACTTATCAACCCCTACAACAAATCTCCTATGGAAACCAGGATCAGCATATCTGTTCTTGAGCTGCTTAACTTGATACTGGTTTAAAGTATCTAGTTCTTCTGTCTGACTGAGTGCCACCATGAAGTCAGCTGTTGCTGGTAGACCGAAACTTTCTGACGTATCTTCCAGACCAATATCAGAGCTCGAGAACCCAGTCCTGTTTGTTTGTGTTGCAGAGATGATTGGCACGTTGAATTCCACAGCCAGTCCTCGTAGTTCTTCTGCAATCGCTTTGACAATGGCATATGATCCGGCATTGGCTCCTCCTTTCACTCTATATGAAGCGCATATGTTGAGATAATCTATGTACATAACATCACACTTAAAGTTCTTTTTAGTTCTTAGTTCTTGTAGCAAGTGTCTTAAGTGGTTAGCATTAGCACTGGCAGTTGGATATTCTTTTACAATAAGTTTTCCTGTACATCTTTTCTTTAGACGTTCCATTTTTTTATCATATGCTGACTTAGGAAGTACAGTGAGTTCTTCCATAGTGACATCTAGCAGGTTAGCATCTATCCTTTCTGCAATCCTTTCTTCTGCCATCTCCATTGTTACATACAATACGTTCTTACCTTCTAACATATTAGATGCTGCACAATGACACATGAACAAGGACTTACCTACACCAGTACCAGCCATAACAATATTAAGAGTTTTATTGGGTAGACCACCTTTTGTAATCTTATTCATAAATTCTAAATCAAATGGCACTCTTTGTTCTACTGTATGATAAAACTCATATCTAGTATCAGCATCATCAATAAAATCATGACCAATACTATTATCAAAGCTAACTTGTAATGCTTCTTGTAGTAGTCCTGGTAGTTGTCCTTTGCTATCTGGATTCTTCTCAATAATATCAATACCAGACATTATAGCATTGTAGATAGCTTTGTCCTGACAGAACGTCTCAGTCTGATCTATGAGCCATTCATCTACATTGGATTGTTCAAATGAGTTAACCATTGCAATTGCTGAGCTGATTGTCTTATCATCAACTCCACCCACTTGTTGTATATCGATAGCTAATGCTTCTTTTCTTGGCAATGCATTATACTTTTCAAAGTAATCTTCTATAATTTTAAATACTAGTTTATGATCCAGTTGCTGGAAATAATCTTCTTTAAGGAATGGAAGTACTTGACGAGTGTATTCTTCGTCTTGTGTTATTGCTTGTAGTATTTGGTTTTCAATCATGATATTTGTTGTAGTCTAAATTAAATGAGATAGCTATTCTTGGCACGTCACTAGGTCCTTGTGCTTGTACTCTATGATATAACCATGAAGGCCATATTAAAGCATCACCTGGCTGAGGTCTATACTTATACACCTTCTTTGAAAAATCAATCGAGTCATGCATTGTATGTGCATCCCAAGGTGCTTCAAAATTTATTGATGCACTGTCTATTCCACAACTAGGATAGTATGTTCCAGCTATAGATGATCCAGGATGATTATGAGATCCATGTTGATCATTCTCGCTATACACACTTACCCAGTAATGTAGGAAAGCTCCATCACCATACTCACTAAAAAGTTTTCTACCTGTCTTCTTGTTCCACCTATCTGAGGCTTCAATAAGAGATTCTTCTAGTTTCTTTCTATCAGGTAAATTCTTCTGCCAGTCTCTGTTAATCTCGTGATTATGATAGGTAGTATACTGATTCCACTTCTTCCTATGCTCTAACGTGTACTCTGTTATTGCAGCATGGTCAATTGCTAATACAATTCTAAATACGTCAACTGGAAATATTTCAAGATGCTTAACATCTTCAATCATTAAACGATCTCTTCTAATATACCCAGTGCTTCAGCTACTATGAATAGTAGACCAGCCATTACTAAATTACCTATCACTAGATAGAATCCTGCTCCAAATCTAAGCAGACTCTTCAGTAGTGATATTCTCAGGTGCCATTTCGGATCCGGTACCATAACTATATCTCTCCTTTGCAAATACATCTAGTTTAGCCATTACATCTTCTGTGAAGTATTGTTCTGGATCTGCTAGAATTTGTTTAGCGTATACAGATTTGTCATTTGCTACAATTCTGCTGCCTTTTTTCTCGAATAAGCCAGCATCAATAGCTAACTCAATCATACCATAATATTTGTCAAGTCCTTTATCATATGTCAGCAGCACTTCTGCTTTCTGATTCTCTTTTGATAGTCTTGACTTGAATGTTGTACACTTGATAATGTTCCCTACAATCTCTTTAGTAGTGTTATCTCTTTCTTTTTTCTTACCTAGGAACACTACAGTAGATGCTGCATACTTTAGACCTGATCCACCACCCATCTCTTTCATAGGTATATAACTTCCTATGACCTCGTATACGTGATTGGTAACTAACATTGGAATACCTGCTCTAGCTAACTTCAAAGTCAGTACTCTAAAAGCTGCTTTGATTACTTGAGCTTTGGTCATGTCTCTTGTTTCTTTACCATCACTTATATCTTCTAGCTCTTTGGTTGTAGAAAGTAATCCTAATGAATCTAGTACAAACATAAAAGGAGGTCTCTTATCCTTAGGTGTTGTCTCATATAGTTCTATAGCTTTCAATGCTTTAGTTCTGAACTCTTGTATGGTTTGTGGTTCTGATATCATTACTCGATTAGTATCAATACCTCTGCTCTCCATCATATCTTTAGTGACAGCTGCCTCAGTATCAAAGTACATTACACCTGCATCTGGATTGTCATCTAAAAATGCTTTTAGACATCCCATTACAAAGAACGTCTTACCTGTTGCAGACTCTCCAGCAAATGCTGTTATCTTATTGTTAGGAATACCACCGTGGATAGATCCACTTAGTAATGCGTTTAGTAGATATGATCCAGTGTCAATAGTTCCACTAAACTCACTAGCTGCATTACCATCAGCAGCTAAAGTAGTGTCCTCGTCTTTAAGGTCTTCTACGAAATTGTTGAAAAAATTACCCATTTATATTCTCCGTCTTGATATCATGATAAAGATTATACAATAAGTTGTCTTTAAAGTCTACAGCGTTTGACGTTAATTTGTTCTTTTGTACTTCATATGATGCATATCTAAGGTTTTTATTCTTTTCTGCATCTCTTGCATCCCATGGATTAGAAAACCCTGTCTTCCTCATCCTGTTTCTTACTCCAGGAACATAGTGATGACTCATATGTTCTCTCAATATACCTTTGTAATGTCCCATCATAAAGTAAATGTATTCTTCTTTTTCTTGTCTAGTTTCCATGCTGCTTTTTTCTAATTTGTCAAATGGAATTTGTAATTTTTGTTGACCTGGTATACTGATAAGATATTTAACAAGATCTTGATGTAAAAATGGTACTCTAGCTTCCATGCCATAATAACCACACATATGATCCAATACTGTACAGAACCCATCACAATGATATAACAATTGAAAGAGTTGTCTATTATTGACGTTGCAGTCACCCCATATTTCATGATTAGTCATACGTCCGACTTCACGAGCTCCACAGAATTTGTGAGCTGGGTTTTTTTCGGACCTGAATCCTAACAATCTAAACAACTGATTAATATCCATTACACCATTCGATTGCATTTTAAAATCACCATTGTATCCTGTTAAGATTTCATCTGCACAATCACCTGTAATGTAAATCTTATTTCCATTTTTAGCAGCTTGTGTAATATTATAGAATCTTGGTAGAAGTCTTTGAATGTCCCACGATGGAATACCAAACATTGCATTATAAACCTCATCATGATAATCATCATTGTCGTGAGGGATTGTGGTTACGTAATGATCCATATTTAACCAC